AATTTCTTTCCAGAAACAGTTTTATCAGTTTTAGATAATGAACCTATTGACGTAGCTGCATCTCATACAAAAGTTGCAATCTTAAGAAGTGCAGTAACTATGGGAGAAAAACTTATATTATTTTCTGACCAATCACAATTTGTTTTGACAAGTTCAGCAGATAACTTAACACCTCAAACAGCTAACGTCATAGTCGTAACTGAATTTGAAAGTAGTGCAGCAGCACAGCCTGTAGGTTCTGGATCTTCTATTTATTTTTTAACTCAAAAAGGTTCTTTTGCTGGTATTAGAGAATATATACTTGCAGGTGAATCACAGATAAAAGATGCGGCCAACGTCACTATTCATGTACCAAGACTTATACCAAGTAATATTTTTAAAATGGCGGTATCTAGTAACCAAGATATTCTTATCTTATTAGGTACAGATAATCCTAATAAGTTATTTGTATATAGATGGCTGTATGGTGCTGATGGTAATAAAGCTTTAAGTGCTTGGTTTACTTTTACAATCAATTCAAACAGATCAATATTAAATATAGATTTTATTGGTACAGATTTATTTGCTGTTATAGAAGAAGCTAACAAAGTAACACTAGAGAAGATACCTTTTGAAACTGATTTCAGAGAAACTAATGCTAGTTTTGAATATCATCTAGATCATAAAGTTACTGAAGCGACTACAGGAGTATCAGTATCTTATAGCTCTGGTACTGGTCTATCTACTTTTACAGTTCCATATAGATTAAGAGCAAAGATGAATATTGTTGGTAGATATTTAAGTAGTGGAGAAACAAGCACTTTTGTAGATGCTCAAGGCAATACAAAAACTCTTACATCAGGACAAGTCATTACAACATCTAACACTACTAATGGTTCGACTTCTACAATTACTGCTACAGGAGATTTTAGAAATAGTAAATTTATTATTGGTGAACCTTATGAAATGCACTATAGATTTAGTAAACAAAGACTAACAGAACAAGGTGCTGGTTCTCCTGAGTATGTAGGAGGTCGATTACAAATACATCATTTTTATATTAAATACGAAGATGCTGGATTTTTTAAAGTAGAAGTAACACCTGAGAACAGAGATACAAGTACACATAAATTTACTGGTCGTTTGCTTGGTTCTGCTTCTGCTACGATTGGTGAAATAAATTTAGATACTGGCACATTTAAAGTACCTATAATGAGTAAGTCTGACAGAGTAGATATAGATATAAAAAACAATACATTCTTACCTACACGTTTAGCTAGTGCAGAATATGAAGGTACATTTCATATAAGAAGTAGAAGACTATAGTGGGATATTTAAGAAAGTCAAAGCTAGAGGATTTTAAGTTTGTTGTAGAAAACATGAGAGAGATGGATAGACTTGAAACTTACTATCAAACAGACATGACACCAGAAGATGCTCTTAGTGTTACTTTTTTAGGTAGTCAAATCAATATGACTATTGCTTCTGATGATGATGAACCTATTGGTTTATGTGGTGTTTTTAAAGATGGTTGTATATGGT